CATCAGAATCGTCTTCATCAGCATCAGAATCGTCTTCATCAGCATCAGAATCGTCTTCATCAGCATCAGAATCGTCAGAGGCCTCTACTTCTAAATCATCTTCATCTAAATCATCTGCGTCTGAATCATCTGCGTCTGAATCATCTGCGTCTGAATCATCTTCATCTGCGTCTGAATCGTCTTCATCTTCTGACGCAACTACGCTAGAGGCGCAGACTGGACAGAATTTAAGTAAAGACTCATCGTCATAAACAGCGTGAGCACCGCAACCTGCAGTACACTCATAATGATTTACTTCCAGCTCGCTAGAGTTAGACTCAAAATTAAGCTCGCTTAGTAAATCATTTGCTTGGACAATATCCATATCCCCAGTTTCGGGATTGAACAGTTCAGGCAGAGAACTATTAGCACTGTTGCTGACGAACGCACTAGAGCGTGATTCATCGGCAAGTACGGCCACACCTTTGCCCAGAGCTAGTAATCTGTAACGATTAACAGCCTCAGCTTTAGTATTGCCGACAGCTAATATTCCTCGGAACACGGTCATAGCTCCGGAACCTGTTTTTATAGCCATAAAGATCTCCTATATTAAGAGGGTTAGTTTGGACACTTGATCTTGAAAATACATTCATAAACAGTACATTCAATAAAAAATTATGTAGAACGTGATTTTTACACCTACTAAGGTATATACCTGCTATCTATGGGTTTTTAGGCCACATTTGGGGCCAGATTAGGTATACCGATCTGAAGCCCTGCGCCTGTGAGGGCTTGTCTTAGGTTTAGGTAGGGGAAGGCACCTAGGTGGATCCGAATCGTCTGTATCCCAGACTAGCCTACACTGATGACAAGACATTTGATCCGATACCTGCCGGGCTTTACATGTGGATGGACGTTCATTAGGCATTAGGTACCTCTCTAGAAGTTATTAAGATTCGTATGTTCTGAAAATCTTGGTCGGTAGTAGACCATAGGCGTCTGGCGTAACTGGCCTGAAATTCCGTTACAGGTGCAGAATGTACCTTCACCTTATTTTTCCTAGTATCTACAATGTAGACATAAAGGCCTTTCCGAAAGGCCTCCCCAATACGGCGTATCCAAAAAGCCTTACCATCCCTAGATTGAGACTTATCAGATAAAATCATACCGTAGTCAGGTATAAGCTTATTAAAGAATACCCAACTAGGTATAGATAAGGTGCTAAAGTTATCTATATCCCTCCACAGAGAGGTCTGGCACACTGCCCTTCCTATGTTAGGAACATCTACAAGGCTACATCTTACAGCATACGTAACTAGGTCATCCTCAAAAGTATAGTAGTAGAAAGCTCCTGTTTTCTTGTTTTCGTAGTAATATAGAGACTCATTGTGAGGGGCCTTACCTACCAGTATAGACGTAGACTTATTCTTCGCCAACCATTCTAGATTACGTTGATGGTCGGCAAAAAGTGGTTCATAAGGAACAGATTCTAAGAATGGCATACTCAGAGATACCTTAGGTGGGGTGGCGCCCAAGGTAATGGGTTGTTCTTCATAAGGAAGCCTAATCTTGATCTTCATCTGTTTCCCTTCTGTCTGTATACCATATATACAGATGAGTCTGTAGCTAGTTTACGGAACGCCTCTTCAAGAGTAGATTGAAGTTTATTAAACATGCGAAATCCATTTTTCTGCATTAAGGCAACGCTTGCTCTTGAGCTAGCCTGCCCACCTAGGTCATTAGGAAACCGTCTAATGGCTTCCTGTAAGAGCTCATTACCGTGCCCTTTGCCCCTACTGGCCTCATCTATTACTAAGAAGTCTGTAATGCTGTGGGCCGCAGGGCTGTAAGGGTTGTTGCTTATAACCGAGATTCGCCCATGGTCATTATAGATAACTAGGCCGAATCCAGACTGTTCACGTGTCTTAAATTCACTAGAGGAGATGCTTATTCTGATTCTCATGATATTAAATTAGTAGTCTCAGTAATCCATTACATTCATTACCTTTCTAGAAATAGCCTGACAAAAAGCGGGCGAAGCAACTACCGAACATTCAAAGCCTAGAATGCCGTAACACCTTCTGTAAGCTAATTGTCCTCCTAGGTCGTAGGTAGGTTTACGCGGCATCGTGTGTTCGCAAGGTGAGTCTGTACCGCCTTGACCGCATACCTTGTTGCAGATAGAGCAGGAATAGCTCTTAAAATAAAACCCTACTGAATAGGCATTGTTCTCTCCAGTCAATATAGAGTTTACAAGCAGGGGATCTTTGGTACGATCATAGGCCTTAAGCATTACCAGTTTCCAGTACCTACCGTCACCGAAGCCTTTAACAGGTCTCAAGAACACGTCTAAGATAACACCCTTGGCCTTAGTTATGTTCTTGTTATCGTGTTCTAAATGGCAAGGTTTCCCACGAAAGGTCTTGAACGTCTGCATACCCTGAGATGGGTCAAAGCGTAAGAACTCCTGAATTGTTACTGAATCACCGTTAGTGTTCGGCATGTCGGTAATCATTACAGGACAAGGTACCAATACATAGTCTCTAAGGTTGGGACTTATATGATACTCTTTGGCGGCCGCAGGTAACCAAAGGTTAGATTCAGTAAGGGCACCCTCCCCACCTTGAGGTAAGACCAGGGACTTCTGATTGGCGCTAAGATCTATAGCAGGTTCTGCTAATCCGAATGACATTGATTTGTAGGCGTTCATTATTTTTCCTCAGTATTTAATTCAATCATGTAGGTGTATCTAAGACTTAAGATACCTTCCCGGCTTGGGTGTGGATCATGTAACAGGTTGCCGTCTTTGTAGAGAACGGCGTGTCCTACACCTTCAAGGCGCGGGCTTGGTCCGGCTGTAATGTATACTCCATTGATACCTTCGTTGATCTTTAACAGGTCTTCCCAGGTACCCATAGAGGCTTGGTCTGAAATACTGCTAAAGTAATACGTTCCTTTAAACCTATATCCGTTTTCCTTTAGAAAGGAGCTGAAAGCGGGAAACCAGGCATCTCCTAGATAGGCGAAGTTTGGTATCAAGGTCAAGTCTATACTAAGTAAATTAGCTAGGCAAGCAGATAGGCAATTCCCTTTAGTGCCTTTATCTTTGTCACTAAATTCAGTCTGGTCAACGTAGGTCATTAGTTATTCCTTGAATAGGTCGATCTTTATCTTACGTACAGGAGACCGTTTAGCAGAAATAGGCAATCGTCTAGGTAGAGAGGAACTCGTGCTCTCAAATGTGGTTGACGATGACACGCTCTCTGCAAAGTCTACTGCCGCCTGCTTAGCCTGCTCAAGGGTTTGGACCACCCATAGGCCTTTACCTAGATGCTCTGGTTCAAACTTAGTGTCAGATGACACATCGCTACCATTCCTAGTTATAGAGAGAGTTTTGGTCTTTCCATCCCATACCATTCTATCTATATTATCTAGGCCTTCATCCCATTCAAGAATACTCTGTAACCATTCCTCTTTAGTCTTAGGCTTGAATGCGCAGTCCCCGGGCTTGATCTCTGAGCCTATTCCGAATCCATATATAGCTCTGTGTGACCAGCCTACCCATTTCTGGTCTTTTTCACTAAATCCTATACTACAGACATTGTGAGAAGGGTCAGCAGGCTGCAATTGGGTAAGGCCTCGGTCTTTAGTCAGGAACTCTGCCCTTTTTTCATCGCCTATATAATGTCCTGCCTTTGTATAACAGGACCGCATACGGATTGGCCCGTCACCTGGAGCGTTACCCATTGAGATATCCTTTATATGGACATCGTAATGTGGTCCAGGTATCACCTCTACTAAGACTTCATTTAAGAAAGAAAGACTGGTTAATATTTTCATAGGTAGAGCCTCAAGGAGATCTAATTAATTTAGCTGGGTCAAAAGGTCTGTAGGTAAAATGCTTGAAGACCCTACTAAAACCTCATGTTCGATACCAAAGTCTAGTTGGTTGCTCTTAATTCCAAATTCCCGGAATAAGGTATCAAAGTCTATAAGGGGTCTCACATTTTTTCTTGCTACTAGGAGGCACACCTCGGCATCGTTGCCTGCAAACAGAGTTGCTACTTTTTTAGCTGTTGTCCAGCTACTTATTCCACTACGGTCATCTAGTATGCCACCCTTCTGTAGTTTTTCATAGTCTTTGTGGCTTATACCTAGACCTCGGTACAATACCTTTTGTACCTTTTGAAATCGTTCTGGTACAGTAGTCATGCAGGGTTTTATATCGCTTACATTGGAAGATCTGTGGTAATGCAGACTACAGTGCAAAACCAGCGCTGTGTCCTTGTCCTTTATTTGAATACACTGCCGTAGGAAATCTGGGTCAAGGTATACCTTGGTGTTACCCAAGTAGGGTACTACCCGGTTTTGTTTGAATCCATATACCTTTCCTTTAGATAACATGAAGGGATACCCACCCTTCTCATAGTACCAACTATCACTATTAGTATCCGTGTTTGTATTAGTAGCTACCTTCCTTATTACAAGGGACTCCCGTTTTGGAGAAGGCAGGGCTGCTATCAAGGCTTTAGCCTCTGCATCACTATACGAGGTCTTCTTACCGACCTTAGTTATGGCCTTTATGTTCTTTACGTCGGACTGGTCTACCTTAACCACGTCCCCGTCGTTGAACTGGATAGTGTAGCCACCAGTTCTGCCTAGGGTCTTAACGAAACCGGCGTACCATTCGTCCTTCTTTATCTTTGCTATTACACGTTGACCTTTAGTGAAGGCTGTTGCTGCTGATATGGATATATTGATCTTCATTGTATTTTCCTTTTAAGAGACTTTAAATATTTAATAAGGGGAATTGGGGTTGTGCTACCTTTAACAATAAATTCCAGTATAGGTTGATGTTTGATTCTACAAATAACTTCTTTTTCCCATTTTAAGAAGTCAGGATCTATATTACCTATATCGTAGCTGTTCTCTTCCATTAAAGACATGATTTTGTCACTTGCCCATTCTTTCTTGTGATCTTGAGCGAAGGCACTTAGGTCGACAACAACTTCCTCAGGACTAGGAGTACATGAAAAAAATGGCACCTGTAACTGACCTAACGTTGTTCGTACCTAGTGCAAACTGTATGGCAATTTTTTTATCGTATGTCCAACTATCAACTGATGCTTGCGGTTGATACAAAATAGTTCCAGTTTTCTCAAGTTCTTTCTCTAAAGTAACATTTAACGTTATTCCTCTATAAAGAGTTCCTGTAACTTTCTTATACTTATCTGGGAAGGTCGGTATACGAGGTAGCTTAAACTTCGGTCTAGGATAAGTAAACGTTCCGTTGAATACTGCAACCCAGTTTATTATAAATTTTATAAGGCTTGTAATGGGTACGGCCTTAGTTCCCGAGGTTTTGGTTACCTTAGTTACTTTATCTTTCTTGACCCTCACCGGCTGCGATTTTAAATGAGGCTTTAACTCGGTAGTTGTTATTTCAGATAGTAAAGGCTTTGTTTTCAACACTACTAAGCTCTTGGCCTGACTACCAATTACAGGTTGAGGGTATCCAGCAACGTTAACATTATAACCCCTGTTTTTAGGAAGTTTACCTATAAAAGTACCTACTCTCCATTTCTCTTTACGAAGTTTATAGGCAACAGGAGTACCCAACTTTAGGTCTTGAAGTTCTAGACTTTCTGCTGCTATACTTATATTGATTTTCATAGCGTTCTCGTTAGTTATTCAATAGATTCTTGTTGCCTCTCTGGATCTTCATAACTGGCCCTTACTTTAGATTGGAGAGTTTGTATAGAGTAGTGTTACATAACTCCAGTATTGAATCTATTAGATTCTGTATGTCAGGAGTTGATCCACAGTTCTGACGAGTGTTATCGATTAAGGACGCCAAGGTACCTATTAGACCTATTGGGGTCATAGCTTCTGTAGGAGACCCTATATGTGGGTAGTACATTATCTTACCCATACGGCCTTGGTACGCCTCTGCATAAGCATCTACCAAAGGTATAATGCCCTTGTAGAACTCATCAAGAGCCATGTGCTGGGAATAGCTTGATGTCTGCAGGTGCATAATATGGGCATGAGTTCTGGCCTCAAAACACTGGGCAATAAGGTTTGCTGCAGGACTTATATCTTCGTTCTTCTCCAAGCCTACTGCGGATAACGATTTTACTACCTTGATTTTCATAGCGTCTTTTCTCCTTTGATCTTACAAGATCGTTTACAATTGAATACTGCAAGGCTTACTCCTTGGGTGCCTTCATCTACCCAGAGTGCCTCATAGCCTAGTGGTTGAAAAATAGTTCTTAAATCCCTTGCCCTTCCGTAAGACGGTAGGCCTGAGTTCATTATAAATCCTTCACTGTTTACCCTAGGTAAAGGATCATCGATAAAAGTATCCTTGAAAAGAAGTCGTTGTCTAGAATACTGTTCTAGTACCTTAGGGTCTTTAAAATTGCAGACCCTAGCCTCAACCTTAACGGTATATATATTGTAGGTCGCTGCTTTCCTGAGAATTTTCCTGTATTGAATACCTTACCTAAGGCGTATGCTTCTGCAACCTTTTGGCTCTGCGTAAGGAATAGTAGCTGGCTGTCTTCAAACTTTAGATTTGAATAAGGGGACCCGTGCAGCATAGTTAGACTTATAATGTTCATTAGTCTAATTTACCTTGTGCTCTCAATACTGCTCGGGCAGACCTACGTACATCCTCAAAAGGGTCATCCATAGCGGTCCGCAACATTGACTCTGTCGCATTATGGTTCTCCACAGCGGCTATCCTCACGTATTCATCCTCATGAGTTAGGGCTAACTCCAGTAAGGATGGATCTGCATTTTGATTATGGACCGAGCTCTGGCAGGTGTCTTCCTCTTTGTGTTCAATACCGTACTGGTAGCAGGCTAGCAAGATCTTAGGTGTAGCTACCCGATGGGTAGATACATTATATATGATCTGAGAGCTACTGTGCTTTGGATCTAGGCCCATCTCTAAAACTAGAATAGTGGCGTTAGGGCTCTTGACGGCTCTTTCCCTTACACCTTCATCTGAATCGTGTATACCCTGGAGTAATAATGAAGGTGTAACATTAGGGCTGTTCATAACGGTCTCACGGACCAAAGGTATTTTATCCTGCATCCCTATAGTTAAGATCTCAAGGCTAGTAGCTGGACTCTGCATAGATTGTAGACGTACCTTTACCTGTACATCTACTGCCCCTATTTTTAGGACTTCCGCAGTAGCGTTAGTGTTACGGGCCGCAGATAGACGTACGGTCTGTGGTTGGGTCGCAGCAATGCCTAATAGAAGTAGATGAGCAGGACAGCTAATGTTCTTCATTACAGAGGCTGCATTAAACTCATTTAAGAGCATACCTTCTGCAAGCATAGGTTCATCTGCACTGGGGTTCTCTAGAACAGCCTTTATTATTGAAGGTGCCATCTTTAGGCCCTGCCTCAATGTCTCAATAGGCATGTTTGGGTTTCCCCATGCCTTTAGAGCCACAACCGTATCAGAGTCGCCAATACCTAAGGACAGTATACTGGGCGTAGCGTTTGGATTCTCCATTACAGCTGCCCTAATATATTTGTCTGCATCCTTAGCCCCTATTAACAGAACTCTCTCAGTAGCCTGAGGGTGCATCATCGCACCTTCCCTAATATCTAGCTCGCTGTCCTTGGCGCCTATAAGGAGTATTTCTTCTGTACAACTTGGATTGAGGATCACGATTCGGCGCAGGTATAGGGAATTATCTTCCGTTGCTCCTAGTATTAGGATCGATGAGTCTGTGTTAGGGTTACCTAGTATAGCAGCCCTGTAATCCTCATCTGTCTTAAACAAAGGTAACCCAGCAGCTACCTTCAACAGGTGAGTAGGTAGGCCATTACTGGTAAGCATCTGGATAACAGAGTTTCCGGCTTCGTTATCAAACTCTCTATGTATAAGGGCACTAAACTCTGAATCGCTATATCTATAGACAGCGGCCTGCCCATGGTCATCATACAGCAGACTAGAGAGTAGGTAGGTTCCGTTAGGCTTTCCTGCATTTATCTTTTCACAGAATTTTACGACAGTATTATAGAACGATCGAGGTGCTGTTCCGTATATGGTGTCAGGCCCACCTGGAGATAGAAGGGTCTCCTTACCTTTATCTAGAAAGTACGGCTTGAGTAAGATCCTAGCAGATGGGCTATTTATGTTCTTATCTAGATCCTTAATAAGATAAGCCACTAAGGTTCCCGCCTTAACGTCTTGTTGAAGGTAGTGTTTATTTACCCCTGAATGGACATTCATGCAAGAAGTCCATCCCCTATCAAATGACATACCTAATATGTCATAAGGGTGACGAGAGATCACCACCCACTGTTTAACGTTCTTTATAGCAGACCTTTGAGGGTCATTATCGAAAACCTTCTTAGAAGAGGGTTCTTTTAATAGTTTTCCTATCTTTATCTTTTTCTTTGGATTGTCTGTACGGACCGCTATACCTGCTAGGTAGTCTTCTACGACGTATCCCTGCTCTTGTAAGACCTCAGAAACTTGTTGAGGTACGGTGATTGCATGGTTGATTTCATTACCTACAAGAGGTAGGTAGATTCGGTACTTGTTACGACTGTGTTCAAACTTCAGGAATATGTCTTCGTACCTAGCCTTGTCCCAGCCGGCTACCATAGGTCGAGCTATAGATAGAGGTACTGCTGAGACTGAGATCAAAGACCGAGATATAGAAAGGTTAATCTTCATCGCTATCTTCTGTCTTGCTGCCTTTGGCGCCTGTTGATGCTGGTACCCAGCTAGGTATCCTTAATCCTAAATCGCCGTAAAAGTCTTTTAAAATTACTGGATCTATGTAAGACTTGACAGCTGTCTGACCAGTCACGTTTGTGCCAGTCCTGTGATGGAGGACCTCACCTACCTTCTTAAGCTCTTCCTTAACCCACTTGTCTACAGCAGCCTGCTTAGGGTGCCCTGACTTCTTGAAAGGTGCCTGTCTGAGTACGCCGATCGCGACCTTTGTGCCAGCCAACTGTCTAAACTTATGGGCAGTGATCTCAAGACCAAGTGATCTAAGATAAGAGTTTACGGCTGTTCGTAAGACAGGTTTACCTTTGAATGTGAAGACCAGATCCGTATCGTCTTTGCTCTTAACCAGGGACAATAAGACAGCTCGTATCTTCTTACCCTCTGGGGTAGTGGTCTTGAATAGGTGATGCTGCTCTGCAGACTTCTTACCCGAGTAGTTAAACTCTACAGCGGCAGGGGTGAAGGTCAGATGGCGTACCTGCAAGGTCGTTAGGCCGTATGTAGGTTCACCTTTTGTAGCATTGCCTTTACCGCCTATCCGGCACGATGTGGAGTATAAAAGCTCTACCATTGCCGCAAATACCTGCTCTTTTGAATTGGCCTTTATTAGGTCAGTCAGCCACTTCTTACGGGAGGTAGATTCAGTCTTGAAGAACTCAGAGACCTTAGCGTGTCGTTGATCTTTATTGCTTCCTAAGAACGTTAATGTTCTGTAGCGCATTGACGGGATATCTATGTTGCTCATAACATAGGTATTGTCTGTCGATGGGTGATACTTAGGATTCATGACGACCACACCGAACGGTACCTTGTCTAGTTGTCGCCCTTCCTTGGTGTACATCTTACCTTGCTCGTCGATCTTTCCACCAATAAACCCTGTAGGTAAATTGTTTATGATCTTTTTCTTATTGAGGTAGTCTTTTAACTCAGTAAGGTCAACTGTTTCTTTGCCTGAGTTTCGTACAAAGTTGAAGGTTTCTGCCTTAACAACCTTATTGATTTCCCTAGCACAGGCGCCATACTCTAATAAAGCCTCAATATTGGCAGGAGTCTTTCTGAGATCGGCAAGCTGCCTAGGGTTTAAGAACGGATGGTCAGGTCTACCTACAAGCTTAGCAGATAGGTCCTTTAGCTTCTTGGTCACCCCGACCAGAGATACAGAGGCAACCTCGTCCTCAGAAGACGGCAAGAACACAGTGTTCAATTTAGGGTTTCTTAAAATAGAGACATTTTTCTCTATTCTTTTCCAGGCCGGCTGAGAATCTGTATGTAGGCTTGCAGCGCAATCTTTAAATAGACCGAGCTGAGCATGGGTGACCGAAGTATCCGCTTCTAGAAGACTTCTGTTGGCCTTAAGCAGCTTGCCCAGTGATGCCGCATCTTCTTCTGAAAAGGTACCTTTTACCTGTAAGGTATTGGCAATCTTAGTAAACTCTTTCTTAATACCTAGCTGTCTAAGCAACCCTTCTGACCGAGCTACCCATGTCTTAAAGTCGACCTGGAAAGCCTTAATATCATTGCCATTAACCTTTAAGATCAGGACCAACAAGGCAGAGATGAAGGAATTTACTGCATCGGGATCAGCAGACTGGGATATATGAACAGTTATCTTAGCCATGATTTAATCCTTTTCGAGGTTAGGCATCTTGGCTACAAGATTGCCCTTTAGTGAATCTAACTTAGTTTCTAGGGATTGTTTATCTTTACCGAAGAATGCCTCTACAATCGAACCATCTTTAGACAGTTCTGACATAAAGGCAGACAAGAAGGCAGAACGAGGGTTTTTAGACCGTGCCTTGGATTTAGCTTTGGATAAGGAGATGCGTATGATTGCCATAGATTGTAATTCCTGATAGTTTTATATGCTATCTAGAAATTACAATCTACAGATGAAGGGAAGGTATTACCAGAGAGGATCTGTAGGTAGAGCGCAGTGGGCTGTAGGAATCGCAGCTTTTATATTCATATCGCAGCCGCATTCTCCGCAAATAATATGAGGCTTATTTAAGATAGTTCTAGGTATTGATTTTGGGCACGTTTGACATAGAGAAAGGCGAGACGCTGTTAAGTGTTGGTGATCTGCCCATGCCTTTTTTGCCGGGTCGAGTAGGTGAAACATCACTTATTACCTAAGGTGTTAATAATTCGTGACCCACCTTCTTTAGATAGAGATATTCCAAAGTATATCTTATTCCCAGTAGATGAAAACTCTAGGATATTCCCAGTCTTACGATCAAACAGCCAGTAATGTCTGTTCCAGAACGCTATTGCTTGTCCAGGTGCTTGTATAAGAGAATAGCCAATACATACCCTGTAGCGTTCTGGGTCCTTCTTATTGTAGGTCACAAGGAGCTTCTTAGAAGCATCGTTACCTTGGTTTACCTTCTTGATCGTAGCATTGAATTTGCGAGCAGACTTAGAGAGCAGGTTGATTAGAGGGTCTCCCTTTTCGGGTATAAAGACAAAGTCGCCCCCTAGCTGTAATATCTTATTTATTAGGGACCTATACGAGCTTGATTTAGACTTCCAGGCATTTTGGGCCTTAATCTTGTCAGTGATCCAAGACTTTACATCTAGGTGCGAGGAAAGAGAGACCGTAATCTTCATGTTGGTCTACTGGTCAGCAGATAGGGAGCTAACGCTACTGGAAACAGAGTGAGTACCAGTAGCAGGGACTAAGGATTTGCCTATATAGGCAAATTGATCTTTTGGGGAGGTGGTGGTCGTACTTAAGGTATCTAAAATGCTGTTAGATTTTGGGGATACTGCATTATCTAACTCTGCCACCCGTTCTTCTATAGAGGTCGTAGCCAACGTCTGAAGTTCTCTGGCGTATCTATTGTACCCAGCACTCTCTGCAGGTGTTAAGGGGACGTCTACTTTCTTAACGTCCAGCTCAAAGAGCTTATCTTCTATTACCTGACGACGTGCCGATGTCGCCTGACTTACGATTACCGTAGCCATTCGCTTTTTATAAATATCCATATCCTCTTTATGAAGGTACCTACTATCTATATGGATAACTCCTCCTATGGCTACTGAGGCTAAGGTTAAGACAGCAGTAATGGACCGAATAGGGTGCAGGGCAGCGAAAGGTAAAATTCTCATGAGTGTCTCCTTGTGGTGTAAGTGGTTTATCCTAAATTATTATCTACTACCAGGTTTGGATAGACGGGAATGAGATGGTGGTAGGGTCATCTTCCCCATAACACTCTATGTTCTTTGGACGATCAGTTGTCGATCCCCAGTGATATGCTGGCCCATCATCGTATTCTAGAGAATGTATGACCACAGGAACAGCCTCTATGCCTAGGCCCTGTAACGCCTTCATCATTCTACGTCCCGCATGATCGCGTCCGTCTACACTTACGTAGATGTCACCTGTAGGTGAGTCTGAATCGGTCTCTACACCTAGGTAAGGTAGGGCATCGTATCGAATGCTCTTATCTATGAACCCCTTTACCATCGTTGTGTCTAAGTAAACATCACCTGGATCAATAAGTGAGAGGTAGGCAGTAGGTGACATAAAGACCACGGTTGAGGTACTGTCTCGGGTCTGATAGAAGGCTGTATCTAGCGCCTTTTTGGAGAAGAACTTGGCAGCCTGATCCATGTACTCTGTTTCTTTACTGCCAAAGATAATTACCTGATTCGCAGAAATGCTTATACGGAGCTTGATTTTCATGTCAGTCCTTTTTAATATCTTCGATACCTTGGTTATTAAACCACAAGGTAAGTGGGGTCCGTCTAAGACTTAGGTTTATTAATTTTACCTGGTACTTCTTATCGTCTGAGTCTAGATCGTAAGGACTTGCTAAGGTAATATGAGGCTTGTAGTCCTCAAACGTAGCCTCGCATCCAGCTGCTACAAGACGGGCATGTTCCTTCTGTAGGTCGTCGCTCTCTAGCTGTAGTACGAGGTACCCCTTATCGTCGTGGCCTGCCCACCACTCTACCTTTACGGCTTCTGCTTTGTAGGTCTCCTTAGAGAAAGGAAGCACCTTGGATTCAGGAGGTGCTTTTGTATTGCAGTACATTACTGTACAGTGTTGCCCTTCTTTTAGTTTCAGGTGTCCGACTGTACGATTATTGCAGAGAGATCGAATGGCCTTAGCAGATTTTTCAGTTGGGTAGACTGGAGAGTAAAGACCAGAAGTTCCGGTATAGGTACCGTTAAGGGATAAAGATATTAAAGACTGTTGTATAGATATAGTTATTTTCATGTTACACCTTAGTATTAAATTTGAAGTTCTACGAGACGTTACCTACACGTACCTGGGCCAGTATTGTTTCCCACTCGTCTATAAGTTCCTGAGCAGAAGCCTGTGCTTCATCACACTTGCTGGTCTTCCACCAAAATGCAGGGCGCCAGGAATGGTCTGCTTCATATCGGGCATTCTGACGGGCCCACAGTAGATCATCTGACTTATTTCCATATAGATCGAATGCTTCTCTGCACCAATGGTCGCGTTCTATATACTTACGTAACTTGCCTAGGTTAGATATACGCTCAACCAACCTCGATATAGACTCCTTTATCTTGTCACGCGTCTTAACAGATATAACTGTCTCAAGCAATCCGTCTTTCAGAAAGACAGGGCCGGCAACGACCTCTTCTGATTCATACCTACCGTGTAGACTATCGTCCCTGAAAGAGAATGAGAAAGGCGTTATCTTATATCCTTTGCGCTTCAACTTGTCTTGATCGAATACGAAGCAGATAGCACCGTCACGGACAGCCTTATAGGTGTAGCGTTTATCTCTGGTAAACGAGACGTCTCCTTTACTGATATGAGCGACCCCAAAATCATCAAAGTCCTTTACCTGGGCAATACACTTGGCCTTGAGTATCTTCTGCAAACCCAAGAGGTCCGTATAGTGGTATAGGTTCTGTCTACCTGAAGTAGGTATCTTAGATAGAGAGATCAACTGCTGTGCAGGAACAACAGATAGGAGAAGCCTCATTTGTTTTTCCTTTTACGCAAGGTATCAGATAAAGAGGTGTACTCCAAGGCTGCCTTTAGTCCTAGTAGGTCATGTGGGTCGTTAAGAACAACCGAGTTCTTAAAGTAGCTTCTCTTAGAGATCCACATCCTGTTAGCGGTATCATTGAGCGCAGCCTCAAGGGCCTTAAAGGTATTAATCACCTGAAGGTCTTTAAGGTCAGGTATTGTAGGTGTCTCGACACCATCTTCAGCATACCTAAATAGGGGACTACCTAGGTAGAAGAATTTCGTGCCAAAGCTATTGGATCCCTTCATATAATCGAATAGACCTTTAAACCTGATCTCTATACCTTTAAATGAATCTAATAAGATAACATCCCAGGCAGGTCCGTAGTTAGATGCATGTTCCTCAAATTTTATGTACAAAGGAATGCCATTAACGGTTACGGTAGGCCCTGTAGGGTGAGACTGTGCCTTAGGTTTTACAACCTTCTTAGGACGTACGGTAATAACTGGTTTGTCTTCAACAAGTGACGGCCTCTTAGTAACAGGCTTTACCTTTGGTGTAGCCTTTATAAAGAGGGTAGATATCTCAGCATAGGTATAGGCTGCTTTCTTACCTTTCTTGACTATAGGTCGAATGTTCTTAATGTCAGCTGGGTCTATCTTAGCCTTGTCCCCGTCGTTAAACAGGACAGTATACCCGCCAGTACGTCCTACTGCTTTAATAGTTCCACAGTACCACTCATTGTTCTTGATCTTTACAGCAACCGTCTGCCCCTTTAGGAAGGCCACTGCTGATACGGATATATGGATTTTCATTAACTTTTTCCTTCAAGGACGTAACGTTTCTCTGTTATCTTCACCTTACCTACTCTTTTTGTAGTTTCCTTCCACACGTATTTACCCTTAGGTAGCGGGGTAATGAGCAAGGACTCTACTTCACGTAAGGGAACTGCTTCATAAAAGCCGGACTCTTGTTGTGGGTCGACAACAGCTATTGTGTACAGCACTTTTGCGGTATCAAAGGAAATACCGAGTATCTTGCACTGTACAGAGCTGGACATATCTGTACTAACACCTGTAAGCGCATCGATCTTTTCAAGATTGGGTTGAAATAGGCAGATAGAACCTATAGGAAATCTTGAACTTAGATGTATGGCATCTGACGATATTGATATATGGATTTTCATGGGTGCCTGTAAGGTGTGCTATACGAAGTCTAATTCTTTATTTGAGAACAAGAGCCTAACATTCTTATGCCTGGTTGTCTTTCCCCATATTTTAGACAGAAGACCATCAAATTGTTCTTTTGTTGTGATCCGTGTATACCTATAGTTATTATTAAGGTAGATATATTTGTCGAGGTTTGCATACACGTACTTTTTATACATCTCTACACCTCTTGGATACTGGGTATCGCTAAGTTCTAGGTAATCATAGTTCTCTAAGAACCAATCAAGCATCTTCCTAGCTACTCCTTTTAAGGTAGGAGATTGCCAGACTATTAATTGCTCTATATTGGAATATTCTCTATTCTTATACTCTTTGTACCAGCAAAAGTAGGATACGTCAGCACCGTCTAGAAGAGCTAGGGTTCGAGAATCTCCTCTATCTACTAGGTAGGCTTCTTTCCCAAGTAACTTAAAGGACATACCGTGCTCTATGTGGTAGGCCGCCACCTCACGATTACGTACCTCATCATTTAGTTCAAACTGGGCGGTCTTCAGATCTACTGGGTTTTCTATTATTGGAGAGCATAGAGTAATCTGTAACATATCGTTTACCTTGATAGTAAGTTTCATGGGTGCCCTATTGATAGTTGAAATCTAAAGGTTTATTTGAAATCAACACCCTTACGTTTTTATGAGACTTATTCTTTGACCATATTTTATCAATTAAAGAGTCAAATTGTTCAATACTGTCTATACGAGTATGATGGTCATTGTTCTTCAAATATATATATTTCTTACGTAGGTTTTCTCTAATGTATTTCTTGTACATCTCGACACCGCGTGGGTATTGGGTATCACTTAACAGGAGGTAGTCATTTCGTTCCAAGAACCAGTCTAGCATACGTCGGGCAAAACCTTTCCATTCTGATGATGGATCTTGCCAAACATTTAGTTGTACTATGCACAGCATTTGGTTAGCCGTCTTAGATTCCCACTGACATAAATACTTTACCCGCCCGTCTTCCACTACAGCCGTAATAGCAGCAGTAGACATGTGTGTTGGAGCCTCATATCCTTGCCTACCAAGTATAGTAACAGCCCTACCGTGTTCTATAAGATCTTTAGCGTACTTTCTATTAAACTCATCCAAGTTTAGTTTAAACTGGGCTTCAGTAGAATCGCGTGGGAATTCGATCTGAGGAGCAGATATAGATATTAGAAGTCTCATAGACGGTACTTCTGCATAAAGGCCGCTACAGGTAGGACAGTTATGCCTGAGGCAGCAGCCTTAGATGTCTTGTTGTTCTCATACGAACTATCTGGAATCAGGAGTAAGGTGGTCTCTTTCTTAATTCCCTCTGTAACTGTGCCACCATTTTGCTGGATCAATAAGGCCAAATCTTTATCTCGGAAGCCAGTGAAACCTACGGCTTGTCCTTTTAAGGTCGAGCCAGTTACCTTTACTTTCTGTACTGTAAGGGTCTTGGTAACAAGCCTGGACCGTTTAAACCATTTAAGGTATCCAGGTATGCCGTCTACAAATACCTGTGCGGTCTTAGTCTGAAATCCAGGTATCTTTATTACCGTATCCAAAACAAAGTCTTCACCTTTCAATTCATAGTCTGTAAGTACATTGGGGTAGGCTTTCAGTATCTCAACAAGTCGCCGACTTCCCATGCCCTGACCAAAATTGCCGCTGGCCTTCATTAAGATCGGTAGGTCAATAGGCTTAGTTATCTTGTCCTGAATAGAGTCGTATAGTTTCTGGGCACTTTTGGCCTGTATACCGTCTATGGCTAAAAAGTCAGCAGGTTTTGCTCTAATGATCTTCAGGATAGAATTTAGTCCAGCAGCAGCTAGGTTTTGGACGGTCTTAAGTTTGATAAAATCTATGCCTAGCACGACAAAGAAGTCTGTTATACGTTTATCTCGAGCTAAATTGGAATTGTCTACAAATTTTATGTTAACGCCTTTTTCATCAAACTCATAAGGACGAGTAGGCATATCTGGTTTACGGGCTGCCTTGACTACCTGGATAATGTGGGGAATTACACCACCAGATCGAGTTAGCCTAACTATAGCTCCTGGACCTATCGGCATGTTCTTTTTACCGGTCTTAGTCTTATTATCCTTCTGCCGAAACCCTGTCATGATGAATTGGGCATTGAAGCCACTAGCCTTTGTGACAGTAACACCTTCTAGACGTACGGGCTTTATCCATACAACAGGCTTGGCTGTTCCGTATTTAGAGTCAGTCCATTTTACCTCTAAGACCTCTGTATCCACAGTGTTTTCATCTGTAGTTACCTTGAAAGATATAGCGTACTCAGGATTTCCTTTTGTTGGTCGGACTGTTTTCTTATCTTGTTCGATCACCAACCCATCGATCTCAATAGGTGATTTGGTCTTTCTCAAGGCTAGGTACTTGGTTAAGGCGACCTCATCTAGCTCTTTTACTACCTTATAGGCTACTATATTGAAGCCGTAGCTCTTCATTAAAGGGAGTGCCTCACTGGGTTTCATGCGAGGCTCTATTATCTCATAAGCATAGTGCTTGATGTGACCTACAGCAGCGTGTTGGGTATGGAGTTTATTCACTATACCTGCGACAAGGTTTCGGGCATTCTCATATTTCTTGCCAGTCGTTACAGACTTCTCTTTAGAGAAATGGGTATTGAATGCCTGCTCTGTCATAGCTACCTCAAACCGGACAGCGAATCGCTTCTTGTAGGGTATGGTTAAAGGTATGCCAAAGTAAGGTATTAGGTGACTAACGTTCTGTCCATAGATACCTTTACCTCTAGTGTAGGCTGCTGTAGGACGACCTTTATCATAGATTGCCTCGATACTTACCCCGTCTTCCTTATCACTTACTACCCAAGGACCTTTATGGACCGCTACCCACTGGGTAAAAGATGGAGTTCCAGGCTTTATCTTACCTAAAGAGAATAAAGGATACGGTAGCTCTACCTTTGTTCTTCCCTTAGGTATGGCTGCTCCTACGTTCGACAGAAGGGAGTGGGTAGGCTTACGAGTACGTAGCTCATCTAAGATAATTTCATACTGGGGATCTGTTAACTGGGACTGACCTTCATTGTGGTATTGATCGTTACATGTACGGATTAACGCTGTTAGGTCTGAAGTGTGTAGGCTAGCTGCAAAACCTTTTGGGTCACGTCTTAACCAACGTAGGTCGGCCTTATCTAGAACAAAAGGAGAAGCTGCTATTGATATATTGATTTTCATAGATCTAGATAGGTTTAGGTGGTAACCAGTTACCTGAATACGGTGCCTTATGGGTCTCACTGGTCTTATACCCTATAAGTTTTTTGTAGTACCGGGGATTAGACCTAACTATTACCTCTCTTAAAGGTCCTCCATCGTCACCTGACCATAAGGTATTTATATTTTCACCAATTGTATCTGTTTTCTGCAGTTCAGCTATTACCTTCCCCGCAGCCTTATCTTTTGCTAGTAGCTCAAGGTTGACTACAATATCTTTCTGAAGGACTTCGGCTTCAAAAAGGAAGGCTATCCAGGGAGGCGAAACCTTAATAAATCCTAGGTACCCGGAAACATCTTCATCCTCAGGAGCCCAAGAGTCATAAGTATAGATAGGCTTTACCTCATCTGGGTTTACATGTAGTCCAGGTAGAACAATAGCTCGATGGAGAATTTTCGATGCTACTCGGTATTTATTAGGAAATTCGCATCCCTCAGGCATAGGTCGATTCTCCCTAGTTGGGTAACTATAAAACCACCTGTCTAGCCATATCAAGGCCTTCTCGATATTAGTCTTTAGGTCAGATTTTGAGGATATTGATATATTTATTTTCATGTTAGACCTTTGTACTCCACTGATAAATTGTTCCGTCAAACCCCCTAGAAGGGAGAGCGACTATTGATTTATGCTTATTTACACGATTCAGTCTAAGCCTAAGCGGCTCAAAGATCGCCATCTGCATATCAGGTATGCGTTTGCTCAATCGTCTAGACCACTGAGGTAGATCATCCTCTTTAAGCGCAAGCTTGCGGGGTACCCAGACAGAGTAGCTAAAAAATGTATTTACGCCTAAATAGAACGCAAGCTTGTACGTAACTCCTTTGTATTCTGAAACAACCCCTATCTGTCCATGAAGGGCTGTAGAGGTTAGGGTCATAAGGTCATCGATCTTAGGAGAATTAGGTATAGCTACGGTTAAGAACTTTCTTAAGGTGGTAAGTATAAAAGTCTTCTTCTTTAAGAGCGCAACCTGATACTGAACAGCCGATTTAAAGGTTCTCTTAGAGTCATCAGAAGGTAATACTACCTTTGTAGAAGCAGCGCCACCTACAAGATATGCCTTGCTTCTTTCTGAAAGTCGGTCAAAGCTCTTTTGAGATAGCTTGAATCTAATCCCAGTAGGTGAAAGAGAGATAAAGTCACCCTTCTTGTCCTTACCTGTTGAATAGTAAAAGATTGTACCTTTACGTAATACCATGGATCCTCGGGAATCGGTATATCGGATCGCCGACTGACCTAGGTATTTATAGGCATCGATGTACCGACCCTGTTTCATGCTAGGCACCTGCTTCCGTTTCTGCCTTGAAGGCAGTTAGACGAATCTTAGTTACTCTTGACCTTAATGAAGAGGCTGTGAGCATCTGAGGTAGTAGAGATGCAGCATCTGGAACTTTCGGCGTCTGTAAGGATACCGTTGTAGGGGAAGGATGTACAACCCCATCAGGTGTAGGGATCTGCAAATCCCTTACTGGTCGATTAAACAGTCCCGCCCTATTTGATTTAGAAAGCTCTGTAGGGCTTGCTACTATATCTACCTCGGTCCACATTCTCTGAAATTCAGCGAAAGGGTAATTGTCTACGCGAACATCGTGACCTAGGCGCTTAAAGCAGGGGTCAAGGACCAACCCATGTACACGGACTGCCAAATGCTTTATGCTTTTACTGGCCCTGTTAACCATCTTCCATTTTTCAATCGCTGGGCTACATCCTAGAAGAGCCTTCTTAAAGGTAGTCCCTCGTAAGACAGTTACATCAAAACCCAAATTGAGTAGGTAGTAGAAGAGGTCTTGTATGATAGGTATGAGATCATTTTCGGCAATAACGTTATTCGTCCTTGCATCGTGTGCAACCTTATTCTGTGCAAAGAACGCCATATATGCCTTTCCCAGAGTACCTATACCTGCAGTAGATAAAGAGGCGACTGATGGAGGTAAGGTCGATGAAATGCTGTCTAGGTCATCGTACTGCTGATCGTCAAACTCATGTAAATGGTGTCCGAACAGTTCTTTGGACAGGTCATCAATGTCATTGAAGCTTTGTAGGTAGTCCGAATCGTCTATGTCTAGGATTCTGTTAGGTTCTCCGTCATCATCTAGATCATCCAGCCCATCATCTAGGGCAGGACCAGCTGTGCCAAGGTCTAGACCTGTATACAGCTCGGATGCAGGCACACCTTTAGGATGCCGACCCAGGCGATCTACAGTAGATGGATTAGGTGTTACTATTACCTTAGGGGTACCTTCAACTGGGGCAACATTGGGAACAGGCTGAACCATTATTGGGGGCCGCAACAGTTTAACCGATTGACCTACAAGTCGAGTGAATCTCTGCTCTTTTAAGATAAAAAATACCTTAGGATTGTCAGCGTCTATTATCCTGACCCCTGCCTTCACCCGGAGTGCTCCGTAGGCTGTGTTATGCTCTAACTCAAACTTAACGCCTTTTATATCAGAAACCACTGTAGATTTCTTGTCATCGGTCTTAAATCTATACCAGGTATATGCTGACAGATTAGCTGTGATGGATGCTCCCTGCAGCCCGTGTTGCTTAATCGAGGCCTCTATCTTTACCTTCTCTCCCCCAAACATTCCTATCTTCACAAACTGGGCGACAGTAGGGTACGTTATTGTACCTCTAGAGACTTTGTTTCGTTTTACCCAACGAAGTGCCTTCCAGTCCTTAACGCCTATGAGACGGTCTTCTGCATCATAGTACAGCTTTCCAATCTTAACTAAGGCATGGTCGCCCTCAGGGGCTACAAGTTGGGTAAGGGTAGCAGTAGGAAGGAGTCTTGAGACTAGGTACGCCCAGGCATAGCTATCATCTGTATTAATGGCTCTAGGTGTAGTCTTTACTCCTGGATAGAGACTGTTATAGATCAAGGTCACGGTCGCAGGTATAACTACATCGTCTGCGGATAAGGACTCTGTTGTCCTTAGCTCGATTATGCTCATTTGTATTCCTAGGTTAGAATGATGATTTTGTGTTTCCGTTTAACGGTGTAGGTGCTACTACTGTCTTACGGCGACTATCTTTTAATGCTTTTACTATAAGCCGGTTTACCCGTTCGTTCTTATCTCTCTGACCACGGGCTGACATCATTGAAGGCTTCCCAGTCTTAGTTGTAGCTGTTATTTCTGGATCAAATTGACGACCAAGAAGGGGAGGACGCTTACCTCCTGAATATTGAAGAACAGCAGAGGATCCTGTGTCTGAACTTAGGATCAATCCCCGGCTTTCACTCATTCCGTCTTCGGCAGGCTTAGGCGCATATTGCTCTAATGCTTTATTGTAATCAGCAAGCTTTTTACGGAGCGCCAGATCGTCATCTTGTTGACGGAACAATTCATCTAGGTTTAACCCACCTGCTGCCGCAAGTACCCTAAGGGGAATTGGCAAGCCTTTCTCAGTCAAGGTATTTAGGAGCTCCATGTAAGTGGAGTCACCTTCAGGTTTTAAGGTCTTAGCCCAGGTTACAGTAGGTATTAAGAGCTTCGACCCATCGTTCATCATCTTTAGGGCCTCTGATACAGAGGAAACGTTCTTCAATTCCTCTCTAATAGAGACCTTACCTCTAGCGTTGACGGTATAACCGTGTACCATAGAGATGAGAGGAAAGACCCGGTCGTAGAAGAATTTACGGGTCATCATATCCCTGTACGATCTCAGCATCTCTACGAAGATTGTCATAGATGAGTCGGCCACATTGTAGGACGCCTCACCATTAAGAAAGCCCTCACTTATACCTAGGGCCCGTAACTTGTAAGGCATAACACTGTCTGCAAAATCAGTTACCTTCCAGAAGTCACCGCCCTGCCTAACCTCCTCTACAGAGATTCCAGAACGTGTTGCGACGATCGCACCTAATGGATCACTATCTGCATTCATAAACAAGTCGGTAAAGAATTCCATATCAGACAACTGAGGGATCCACTCATCACCGTCACCTAAGGTAAGATGTAAGATACCCCGTTGCCTACGTGCGGACTCGACCAATGTTCCCCTGTATAGGTTTTTCTCTATAAGATACCAAGGTAGAAGGCGCTTAAAATAAGACGTACCCATTTCAGTATAACTGAAGGTTTTACGAGGTATATAGATCGTTGTCAAAGGGTCTAAATCTAAAGAGCCTGATTGAATCTTCTTTAAGATCGAGTCCCCTACTAGGTCCCGTAAATGTGAAATAGAAGGGGAGGATGAGTTTACGGCGGCCTGAACATTAGCAGGAAACTTTACGTTGATGATTGGGTCCTGACTATAGAACGGAAGGTCAGTAATAGTTAAGGTCTCGATGGGGTGACACATTAGATCAGCAAACTGACGCTTCTGTTTATTATACAACAGAGAAGAACAATGTGCCCCAAGGACTAGATGATCTGTACTCATTTCAGGCAATAAGGTCCTGGTATTTAATCTCTCTAGGGCTTCTTCATATACCTGGGCTATCTTAGGGTTTGAGATGCCGCCTAAACTAAACTCGCTGCTAAATGTTACCTGAGAAATTAAATCCACAGAGGACCCGGCAATGCTATCAAAGTAATACATATCCCTGTATAGGCGATGAAACGAAGACTCTACCTGAGGGGTTAACCCCATCATCATAGGTTCCATATCGATCGTAACAGCGTTACTGGATAGATTTGCCCCAGGTCCCATACTCGTAGGCATCTGGTAACTTAAAGACTCCATCTGATCACCTACGGATCCTGCTTCTGGTCCTGATTTTGATTTAGACTTTTTTCCCGAATGGGTCTTTGAATCTACACCTAGGCCAGCCTTTGGTCTCTTTGTAACCTCAGCCTTGTTGGTACGTAGAGCTTTATTGCTACTCTTCTTAATAGTGAACATATCTAGGCTGCAAGCTGGTCAGGACGAGGAAGAGCAACACGGTCTTTTGTGCAGAAGAAGACTGTGTCTCCATTCTGTATCTTAGAGGTTGTCATGCCTGTTCCACATTTGGGGCAAATTCCTACCTGCTGGTTATAGAACGCTGAGGTAGAGATCTGTGGACTGGCAGATACTTCTACGTCGGCCAACGGACTGAAGATAGCGGTACCAGAACCACTAGATAATGAGCTAGACTGAGGTGAGATCTCAAGGTGATCTAAGGGGTTGAAAATCGTTCGAGCCATTGTTAGTACTCCAGTAGGTGTGTTATTTTAAAATAAATTATTAAAAACTAAGTATCTACCCACGAGGCTTGTAGATACCTAGGCTTGTAGAGGATCCAGACATTCCCTGAGATTTAGAAGATCCCCCACCTCCTGCGCCTTTATAGCAGCCCATTTGGGTAACATCATAGGCATTAGGGAGGGCTTCCTCTGCCTGGACAAAGTATTCAGTATAGTTAGGATCAACTAATACTCTATGTGCCAGCATAACGGCCCGGGCAAGATCATCCGTTAGTTGATCTCCTTTTATTACTCCAGAACCAGTGTCTTGGACAGTAAGAAGCTGGAGTACCAAATGGGCTGCCGGGTAGTGTTTAAAGAACGCAGGGTACTCGGAGTGATTGTAGGCAAGTAGATCATCAACAGAGATTTCAGGTGGAGGTATGTTCATCTCCTGATCCTGCATATACTCCTTCATCATAATCATTTCTTGATATTTTATGGAGATTTGTTGGGCAACTAGATCTTCAAAATCTTCTTCAGCATCAGCAAGTATCTTAAGACTATTCCACCTATCCGCTGTAAAGAACTTTACGTTCCTCTTCTCTATTAAGGGTTTAAGGATATGGGTATAGATCAGGGAATAATTTAAAGGTATACCAGGTAGAGGCTGAATCTCTACAAGTACATCTATAACAGGATACCGTTCATCTAGTAGGTGGCCTACAGCACAAGAGAAGCTGTTGTTAGAGTAACCTCCATCCATAGCTAAGACCGAAGGCTTTCCTGAGCGCTTAAGCTTATTGAAGTAGGCGTATCGTGACTCTGTATCGTCATTAGCTTTCTTGACCGCGTACTGGATAGAGCAGGGATTTTTCTTCTTGTGAAAACATTGCTCTACTGTGGTCCTGCTACCTATAAAAGGGCTAGAAGATAAGGGTGGTTGGGCACCATAATCTCGCATTGCCGCTACAGGATCTTTCCTGAACTCTTCATCGAGATCTTCACGGGTAAAATTAGGATTCATTTCCAAGGTAGGCTTTATAATACCAAAGATTCGTCTACTACCATGAGACTGCCTCACCAGCTCCATTATTTTATCACGGACTGAGGAGGGTGATGAAATATTTAAGAAGTAGCCACTAGGTATGTTGTCGAATCCCTTCTTAATAAGCTTATTAGAAGCAGCCCGTACCGTAAGTAGAGACCGCTCTAACGCCACATAAACCTCATTAGCGTTCATCTTTATATTTTGAGAATTGGCTAGGTTAGAAAACCAGCCAAGCTCATCTATTGATGCTAGAGTACGAGTACGTCCACGAAGTGTACGTTTATCAGGACCTGCCGGGTAGAAGAGTACTCTACGATGCCTGTATAGGACGAAGGTATCCTTTAGTTTTAAAAGTTCTTCCCCGTGACGGGTGCCTGCATCATTAAGCATGGCATGGTACTCAGAGAAAAAGGGTGAGTCTAAAAGATACCCATAAAAGGGTTCCCAAAGAGTATCCTTAGCCTGAGCATAGGTAAGTGCTACGAAGGTACCATGAAGGATAGATGACGATAGAAGCCCGTAGATCTCATTAGGGTTCTGTAACATCAGAAGCCAATGGGTTAGGTACGCGCTCATCATACCCAGCCAAGCAGATTTACCTCCCCGCTGACCTACACATAAGGCAGCTTCATAGTAATAATTAAGCTCCTTATTAGCAACAAGCTCAGACTTCCGTACCTTACATTTAGGGCATTTGCCCCGGGTAAGTAGCTGGACTCTGTCTTTAAACATGTCTAGGCTGTCATCAACGTTATGTACAGCCATCCACTTCTTATCTGAGCAGCGCGGGCAATACTCCGCAAACACTATGGTGCCCAGCAAGGCCTGTTCTAGAAAGGGTTTCTGCTTTAGGTACTTGTCACCCGTGCAAAATTTGAAAAAGTTTGGAGCCAGCCTGAAGTCAGAGTCATCGATCTTAATATCCGGTGAGACCATGCTGTCTTTCTTTATTACCTTCCGTATAGTCTTATATATGTCAAAGCCATGCTGATCTACTATAGCAGGAGTATGATCTTTATAAGAAGTAGGAAGGGACGGTATGATTTCAGCATCGAACAAACGGGAAAAGCCCGCATCTTTCGAAGCAGGCGTTTCTGTGTATAGACTACATGAGTAGATTACCGATCGTAGTTTGTCCTTACAGGCTAAGTATTTAGAGCAGGATAGGCAGTTCTTAGAAGCTGCCTTTAATACAAGTGAGTTGAACATTACCTATTCCTTTATTAAAGGGACCTCATTTTCTTCACACTCTTGTAACAGGTGTTCTATAACTTCCCTGTCGGCTTTTATCTGATAACAATATCCTGCATCGTCCTGCATCTTAAGGTACGAGCCGAGGTCCTGTACGTTGGTTTTAGTTGGGTATCCTCTACGAAATTCTTTAGAGCTTATACTTAGAGAGGTCGCATAACTCCAAGATGTAGGATACTTTTTAGGATCTAAAACTGAATGTATTCTAATACCAAATTCACCTGTTAAGGTAAAGCCTATTTGCGCTCTACCGGAATACTCTCTACCATCAGAAGATGTAAAGGTGACTATTGACTGTGTTATAAGGGACATTATTAGATCCTTGTGGATTTTCTATCAGGTGGAGTTATCATGGGTCTCTGAAGCACCCGCTCTTTGTCAGGCTGTTCTGAGGACCGACGTATTGATCCAGATGGTGGTTGGCCGTCCCCTTTTACCTTGGACCTAGATACTAAGACTGCTTCTAGGGCCTTTATCCTATTTTCTTGATTGTTCTGGGTCAAGGCCTTCTCCATCCTATCTACAGTCTTTGTTGTAAGTTTTTCTACAAAAGCTGACATTATGGCCTCTTTCCGGTGTTTAGGAACCTTTAGGTGTTGGGTAAAGAACTCCAGGACTTCAAGCTTTGTTATGTCTCTAACCGCCTCCCCTATAGAAGGGTCCTCCTCAAACTCAATATCGAAACTGTCTTCCATTACGGCACTGACATAGTTTATAGCGGCGGCATGGGCTATAATAGAAGGTGCTGTAGAGGAAAGTAATAGGTTGCCTAAGGCCTTAGTCCTACGTTCTGTCTGCCTAGCAATTCGCTGCAAAAGGCCCTCTGTTACCTCAACCGTGTTAGAGGTGTCTAGATCAAGAACATGCCTAGGTAGATTGAGGTTGTCATAATTTATCTCTAGATCAGAAATATTACTAGACCTAGATGAAGGTGATGCCTTAGTAGAGGAAGCATGAAGAGGCTCCCTACAAAGAGCATGCTTTTTAGGGGAGGTTAAGCATAATTCGATCGTAGGACGCATCAGGATGCCACCTAGGTCAGATGAATACTCAAGATCTACTGGATCAATCTTTAGCCTCTTTAAGGTCTTAATCTTAGATGTAATGCAAGTAGAGTGCGGTAGCAACCTAGATGCCTTCTTAGGTTTCAATTTTAAAACAACAGGAGCACTGTCTTCCAGTATCCCACAAATTCCTTCAGGCAGAAGGTCAGAATAGCCGATAGGGTAGTCTGTTATTTTTAAGCGTATGGACATTTATACTGAACCTTCTAAAATGAAGTGCCTTTTACGGCGACTATTTCTTTTTGAGATATCCCCATTTCTCCAGGCCATTCGAATAGTAAGAAGCTTCTTAGTCTTCTTTTTCATAAGCTTGGTCTTTATAGGCATGACAGAGCGTAGGTACCCAGTCTTTTTATCTAAGACTAAGGCACCTACACCTAAGGGCTTGGCGGCAGCAATGAACTCTTCCTTTATGCTATCGAAGACTTCTGGCAAGAAGACGAATACTAATCCATTGCAAAACGGAAGGTAATTAATCCACTTAGAATCAGTCATAAAGTCTGCTCTAGACGACTTTATCTCTGCTATGATTAAAGTACCTTTGAGATTGATAGCTACTACATCCCCACGTAATTTTCCCCAGGAATTTAATCCTAGTTCAAAACTGCAGGAGTAGCCTTTCTTTAGAAAATACGATGCTGTTGCATCTTTGAGTATGTTGGCTATTGCTAGCCTTGATCGAGCTTCCATATTGAATATTTTGTGTATAAGGCTGGCATACCTTCTGACAGTACCTTGTCTAGACTATTCTCTTGGGTTTGTATTAAGATAGAGTTAAACTCTTCTGGATCAAACCGCCTACTCTTTAGGATCTGCAAAGCTTCTTCCCTAAACTGTCTGTAGGCCGTAAGTAAGATATCTATAGTCTTAGAGCATCCCCCATCCGGACCCCTCTGCGACTCTATAGGACGTCCATTTAAGGTAGGGCCAAAGGCAGATAAGAAGACTAATGGTGCCTTGTCTAGCTCCCGTTGAAACTCTCCTGGAGAGGTGTTCATCGTCAACTTGTGTATAAGTTGATCTCGTACAATATTAGTATATTTGAAATCTTGATCTGTCATTGGGCCACCCACTGGTCTAAATAGACGTCCCATCTATACGGATGGGACTCTGTTCCGTCTAAATCAAACTTAACGACGACTTGTCCCTCTTCTCCTGTCTCTTCTAAGATCAGAAGTTCTGAGAATCGTGGCCCGCATACCATACCTTGAAGTTTTCCCCCTTCAAGGACACCTATGCAGTACGCCACTTCCTTAGGCTGCGCCTGCCACTCCTTATTCGGCTTCATCTGATTTAGTTACTATGATCGTACCAAGGGGATCGCTATCCGCACGTTTACATTCATTCCATTCATCTAAGGAAGGGAACCGCAAGGCTGTTACCTTATTAGAGCTTAGGTCTACTGTCGCTGCAATAATTGAAGGGGAGCTGTACCTGAGGAACTCAGGTAGGTCCTCAATTATATGCTTGTCGCCTGTTGAGGTTCTAGGCGACAATGGGTGTGCCTCCTTACTCTTAAGGGAAGCGTAGGTCACTGGGTCTGGAATAGATAGACCTAAGTGCATAGCCTTATCCTTAATGATCTTGCACTGTGACTCTGAGAGACAGACAATTATACCCCCAGTTTCTGCAGAAAGCCCTAAAGCCCTTGTAGTTTTACCGGCACCACGATCACCTACTATTATTTCCATCTTATTTATCCTCATTATTGTGGGACGTTGCCCAGGCTACTGGGTCAAAGTTTGGTGCTTCTTCCCCGTACAAAAAATTATGAGATATGCCAAGTGCTTTCAACCTGCAAGACATATCAGTCTCATCAAAATCTGCCTTCCAGAAATCATTGCCCTTGCAATGTACAACCGTAACAGATAGAACATTTCCAGAATCTAATACCTCTAGAGGATTTGCACCTTCACCAAAAGAGTGACCTGGGCTAAGATCCACAGATACCTGATACTTAGGGTACCTGCTCTTTAAATATTCCCTGCCCAGCTCCTTAACCCTATCGTCTAACAACTTCTCTATGTAGGCCAGGTAATTAACAATGTTAGCAGGGTCGATTAGGTCAGCTGGATAAATGCAGAGGTTGTACCCGTAACTGCCTTCAGAAAACTGGTGAGGGCCTACACCTTCAAGAACTATATCCTTTACTAATCTGCCGTCAATAAGTTCTTTTGCTGCCTGGTAAAGATGGAGAACATTCTGTCTTAAAGATACTTTGTGGGTTACGTGCTTCATAAGGTGCCTAAGGAGGTATTGAGTTAGAGTTAAGGTTTTAGTAAATTCTCTTATAATTTACAGTTTGTAGGGAAAAGGTGTCGGCTAATTCCCATTGCGTCTTTTAGGGTCTTAACAACGTTTATACTGCACCTGCTAATCTTAATATCTGTTATAGGTATATCTTCGAGGTATACATAGAGTGCAATACTATTAGAGTGTACGTTACCTAGGTAATCTTCAACTAGGTCGTTGTATTCTACAACACTTAAGATAATTACCTGAAATATGGTTGGGTAAGGGTCATCGTTTACTAGAAGTAGGGATTCATACTGTCTTAAGAACTCTTCTTTACCTTGAATGACAGTATGTATGGGTTCAAGGTCGGCTGGGTGGACCACAGAGGATAAATCAATTACAGATGTTACATCAATTTTATGTGCCATGTTTGTACCTAATGAGTGTTGGGTGAAAGTGAGCACCTAGTCTACAGCGTATTCGATAGATGTATCTGCAAGGGGGTCGTCGTGAGCCTTCTCGGGTTCTGGTTTTTTGTAAGGCTTTTCTTTAGAATCGCTATAGGTCTCTATTGCCTCTTCCGTATTTAACACCTGCATCATTGCAAAATTCTCTGTAAGCTCGAAGTCGTATAGTTCCCCGTCTCTAGCCTTCTGCTGCTTTATCGGTAGACGCTTTCTGTCACGATCTTCAGGTGCAGTGTAATTCCATTGCCAACAGGCATCTGCATCTTCTAGCATACCTCGAGAGTATCGAATATGGTTTGCATCGCTATCTAACTGGGCTAAGAGAACTACTAAGCAATGTTCGTTACCGCTAAATATCTTAGCTGCCCTAACAATAGACTTTAGTATCCTTGCCTGATTATTTTCATCAACCCCGTCTAAAAGAGAAACGTAATCGATTGCTATAACCTTAAACCCATAAGGTGCCATTAACATAAAGACCTGCTCTATACTGAGGCCCCGTGTAGGACACATTAGCGCATACCTACAGTCATTTTTCCTTCCAAACCGGTTAAAGTTTTCAAAGGCTTTTTCACAAAGTTTCTCATCTTGAGCGGTAAGAAGATTCTTTGTAAATTTCCAGAACGGGATTCCCGTTATGCAGGACAACAATCGCCGGGTTTCCTTCTTATCATTCATTTCAAAACTTACTGTCGCAACGTCTGTCTTATTGAGACGGTAGATGTTCTTAAGAAGGTTCATCCTCAAGGTAGACTTACCCCCTGAGGTAGTGCCAGCAAGTAGTAATACTCCCTCAGACGGCATGCCTCCTGTCCGGGTATCAAATTCTACAAATCCGGTCTTCAGTAAAATGTCATCCTCTTTACTAAGTGCCCTGGCTAGTAGGTCATCACAGTTAGAATCCTTACCCATAATAAGTACAGGGTCTCGATCTAGAGATTGGGTGCGTGCCTCAGTTATGCTGTTGGCTGTCTCATCTAAGATCAAGTCTACATCAATTTCAGATGACTTCAATTTATCTAGAATATGCTTTGCAGAGAAGTACAGAATTCTTGCCTTTCTGTACCTACCTAATGTCTCAAAGAGAGTAGTAGCCTGCTCCATATCAGCTACGGGCTTCTTGGTGTACTCCCTTAATATATCCCTAAACTCCTCATTAAGGGATAAATCCTCCAATAGATCGGAGTAGGACATAAAGGTGGATCTTTTCTTAACCATGACCAAGATTCGTTCATACGCGACCCGGCAGGGTTCGTAGTGAAAAAAAGATGCGTCTAGATTAGATAGCAAGAAGGAGCTTGGGTCTAGGTTTAAGACTGTAGCCGCAGAGTACCGATCTACCTTTCTTGCTTTTGCGGGTCTCGAGGTTATACTTTTTATCGCTCTTAATTCTGATGACTGGGAAAACAGTTTCATCTTGGCATCCTTACCTTGTTGTTATTTAGAGTTCTTTTTTGCGAACACAGGAGGCTGGAACGAACGAAGTTCTGGATGCTCTTCAAACAACACGTCCAGCCAAGCTCTAAATACCTCAGGTATATCAGAGTCAGCTTTAGCATGAAGGTGAGACTTCTCAATAGAATCCTGTGGTCGCTGATACCGGGTAACTGCTCCAAACATGCCTTGATCTACCAATGACCCAATAGTGCTTTGGGTTATGTTTCTAGGAATGAAGAATACCTGATACAAGAAATGTTGAAGGCGATTTATTGTAATATCAGGATTTGCCTCAATTGTTCTGAATACAATGAACAAGACATAAGAGCTATATGTCTCACTATCATGCCTAGCCTGAAGGTTTCTGCTTATTGTTGCGATGTCTTTAGCTACCTGGGTAGTAGATACAACCTCAGGAACTTCTGTAAGTTTATCGTACATTTTGGATACCTGAAAGGTTAAAGTTCCTTGCTGAACAGGACGTTTTTTCAGAACTCGTACTTCTACGAGTGCTTGAGGATACGGTTGCTTTTCTGGCTGATAGGTTTCTAGTGTTCGATTCATTGCTTCTTCCAAGGCTAGGTGGATTTGAAATTGATTGGCCTAACTTAAATAAAAATACGTTAACCTTAGCATCATCAATATGGAGAAATTGGCTGATAAGCTTTCTAAACTCATTCTGGTCTAGCCTGTCTTGTAGAGAGCAATTGTCCTCCCTAGGTAGACATAGTTTACGGCCATGCAGCCACTCTGTAAATTGCTCATCAAACTTGCCCATAAGGAGAAGAAGCAACCTGTGCTTCTTAGCCTTTGCCTTATACTTGTCTAAGATAGTTGTTACACATATCTCATTTTCAAGGGCCAAGGTAGGGTCAGACGAACAATAGTCTTGATCCTGTATAGATGACTCAGTAGTGTCACCGTTCAGGTTTGTTGTGACCGTCATTTGATTTTCAGCAACAGTCCTCAACGAAAATACCCTATCGTTGTTACTGTCTACCCCAGTACAAATCAATCGCCCATGCTTTTTGGTAGTGGCGGTCATTATCATGTTTGTAGAGTGATTAGTTATCGCCCTCTTAAGATAATTTATGACATAGGCTTGCCCTTGATTTGTAGGTACGATCTTATAATAAGACTGAATGCACTTTAAGGCCAACTCACTCTGAAGATCAGTTAGGTCAAGGTTTGAAGATCTAGCTATAAACCTTAACTTGCTATAGGCTACACCCTTTATCTTCTTAAAAACTACTGGGTATATCTCATTTGAAAACTCAGTCTCAATACCTTTCGGTGTCAGGTCGCAACCCTTAGGAAGCTCCTTAACCCAGGTACGTATCCTTTTCCGAAACCTAGGACTTGTTGCCCAGAGCTCATGAATTACCTTGAAGTCTTTAGAGTGAACACCAAACGATCTAGCCAACTCTTCTGCTGTTGGGTAATCGTTAAGTTTAATCTTACTAAGATTTAAGACGAAAAGCTTTAAGGTAAAGTAGTTATACTTATTCTTCAATAGGTGAAGACGAAACACCTTAGCACTTAGGCCTTTGGGGAGGTATTCTCTTACCTGACGCTGAAACTTAAAGGCTGTTACTCCATTGGTTAGGTAGCTGATGCAGTAGGCGTAAACCTCAGTAAATTCTACAGACTTGGATGATAGGGATAATTTTCCCGATATTACAGAAGACAATGTATACGGTTTCATGTCTATCCTAGATCAAACGTGACGAATAGAAATTTCGCCTTCAGCATTATACAGCTGCTCTCTCCGTTTTAGGATCCTACCGCTATTCATTTTTTGGACCAAAGACACAAGGTCTTGTCTGTGGCTTGTTCTTACTTTCTTGCTCTTAAACTCCTCGTCTATCAACCCTGAGGACACAGCAAAGTCTACAGTCTCAATTCTGGAGGTAGCTGATTTCTTCAACTGTCGCTCTGTTGAAGGATCGACAATCTTATCTAGGTCAATCATTTCTGCTCGCATAGCTCGAAATTGTTCTACGGTATATAAGGTAACACTGTTCTTATCATTAACTACCTGAATGCAAGATTTACCTTTCTCACTCATCACTCGGACATACTCTTTATCGGCATCTAATACCCTGCCAGTAACAAAGTTGTTTAGGTAGTTGTCACTGCCTGTACCCCGAACCCTGATATATACCTTCTGCCAGAACTTATACCCGTGCTGGCGAGTTTTCTTTTCACCTAGGAAGAGCGCACCTAGAACAGATAATTCAGGTACAGTCAAGGAGCTAATACATTCGGAAAGAGTCTGTAATATGTCCTTGTCTATAGAAGCCTCATCATTTACAGGCCCTAAGGAGAAGACATCTGCTTTATACGAAGCACACGCCTTTGCAGAAGGAATCTTACCTTGACCTTCACAGACAGTCTTGTTACCAGAGACCAACCTGTCTCGAGTAAGACCGCTACAGCTACCGCAGGTCAGAAGGCATTTCTTAGATTTAGAGGAACCATTCTTGGGTTGTTGATTTTTTTGATTTTGTACAGACATTTTCTAATCCCCGATTCTTAATTGTTTGTCTAATGCAATATAACAGAACTTTTTCCTGGGAACTCAAACCTAAATCTTGTTGTAATAGTTTGAATTGCTGAAATAATTCTGTTGGCACGTTTATAGATAATAGATGTTCGCGTTCTAACTCTTCAGGTATAGGCGTAATTAAAGCCTGTACCAAAATCCTTAGGAACTCTTCAGCTCGCTGTTCTTCAAGATCGTTTCTCCAAAAACGTTTATTATTGTTAGCCCGTTTTGGATTGTTGATCTTGGATACTAAATACAGGGCCTGGGAATGAATAGCGTTATGGCAGGTGGCGCACAGAAGTATCTGCAGGCTATCTGAACCACCTCTACTACGAGGTACTGTATGATGACTGTGTAGAACACCTGCTCGGTCTAAGCAGATGGTACAACGGTCAGTCTGTAACTCTATCATTCCTATTGCCTTATGCGAGGCTTAGAACGGTAATCCCCATTGATGTATCTTGGGAAAACCTTTACGAAGCAAAAAGCTTAAAGTCTTTGAAGGCATTATCCAAAAGAATAAAACATCACTATTCTTTGGATTTGTAAGAGGCTTCTCATCGACGAAGGCATAGCTTTTGTCCGTAGTATCTTCTATAACAGACAAGACAAGTTTTGCATACTCTAGTGGTTCCATCTTACCCACTTTCTTTCTGTTTGACTTTGTCTTAAGTTCCTTTTCAGGGAGGTTTGATTTACTTACTGCGAGTAAGAGCTGGTTATCTATGATAACGTATTCTTCAAGGGAGGTGGAACGGATACCCGCTTCTTTTAAAACATAAGAGGGGTTTGGTTGTGCTCTAATCTGTGGACCTAAGCCTACTGCCCTGTGTCCACCACTTTTATCTACTGCCTTGAAAACCGGCACTATAGGGAGTCGGATGATCGTAAACCCACTACGTCCTGCTGTTGCAGGTATTGTCGATCTTAATGAAGAAAGTCCTTTTAGGTAGTTGCGTGTAGCATCGCCCTTTTTGTCTACATCAGGAAGGTCAGCCTGTTTATCAGTTACACGTTCCGCACTACCTGTTTTTATATCCTTGATAGCTGCATGAAGAGCTTCCTCAAAGGTCTTGCTTGAACTGATACTTTTCTTTACTTCCTTAGTAGAGTCACTTAAGGCTATAACCAGGTTGTCAGTAATCTCTTCGTCACGTGTCTTTGAGGCGGCCCGAATCATTGTAGGTATGTCGGTCGTCCTGTTTAAGACTGCCTGGGCTTTCGTATTATCGGCCCATACATCATCAATGAAGATCGGAAGGCGTTCGTCGCGCAACTCTTTAGAGAGTGACCGCAACTCCTTTAAGGAAAGATCGTTTGAGTCCAGACCGTCTAAAATACCGCCAAGCAGGTTTGTGACAACCTTCAGTGAACGTTTGGTATTGGAGAACGTAGAGACTTTTGGGGGAATAGAGCTGGATACAGATTCAAGATGCTCGAAGGCTGCGGTGAACGCACCTACAATGTGAGGTTTCTTTTTTGAGGTCAGGGCTAGGTCAACAGACTCAGAGATCAGTCTCTCTAGTTCTGATGAGGTTCCTAAGATCGTAACCTGATCTTGTTTTCTATTTTTAGACATGGGGCTTTCCTATGTTTAAGATTGTTATAAAGGAAGCTGGTAGACCGATCACGCTGATCTACGAAATGCGAAACAGTATACTGCCTCGAAAAATTACAATTTACAAATATTTACTAACACGGTGACTCCTTGGTTTTTCTTATTAGGTTCAGGTCTAAAAGCTTATCCTAGCCTTAGACCTGAGGTTTTCGATCTTCAATGATCTATTGTGTTTAACGTTTGTGGACGTCCTTGTCCTCTACTACTCTACTTCTTAATCGTTTCAGTAGGTGCCTGACTTCCAATGTTCGTACTCAGGCGATTGAACTGTACCTTTGTACCTTCAACCTCAGCAACAACCCAGTCACCTACCTCGGCAATAATGTCTTTGCAAGTCAAGAGGTCTGAAACCTGAGGGAACAATCTGCTACGTGGACAATTTAGGGTTGTTATGTCAGGAAGATCCGTCAAGGTATACTGGAAATTATCTACCGTTGCCGACTTTAACAATGTTACAACCATTCCACCTAGACGCTTAAATTCTTTGCTGTTCATAAATTTATTCCTATTGCGGCGTACCTAAGGTTGACTCTGTGAGAAGCGGTCGCCAAACCTGTCACAAAGCTTTTTCTGAGATCATCAAACCCGAATGATTTGGCATTCAATGGCCTCATGTGTATTTTACAGTATTGCGTTGCTTATGTCAAGAACTATCTACCCCTTGATACTCAAGGGGTTATGGCCCTCAAACGTATGGGTTTGACCATTCAAGGGCTCATTGACTAAGGTATCCTTCTGACATTAGCTACCTTAGGATTGCCGTCATCGTCTCGTTGAAACTCATACTTAACCTTTGTCTTAAATCGAAAACTTAGGGTCAATGTGTTCTCATATAGGTCTTCGTACTCAGCACGATAGGTGTTACCTGTTAATCCAGTAAACGTAGGCTCACCAACCTTATTAGAGTTACTGTCGGTAAGGGATATAGGTAGGACCTCAAGGTTGTCAGGAAGACTATTAACGAGTTCCAGCAATTGTTGTTTGTCCATTACCTACCTACCTTTTTAGTCTTAACCTTAATAAGCTCCTGCTCTAAAATATCAAGGTGCTTCAAGATATATTTTTTAGGGTTTTTGATCCGTCCCGCATAGCTAGAATTTTCCTTATCTAAATCTACTATCTTGTCTGCCAGCTTCTTGTCTTCAAGAGCACGAAGCTGCCGTACCTTCAGGTCTAATATTCTGTTTGCCTGAACCTCAGTGATCTTTAATTTTTTAGCCAGATAGGTAACTAGTTCTTCATCAGAGATCTTCATCGAAAGTGCCTTCAAGATCAGGTCCCGCATCTTAACGGCTAGGCGTAGAAGGTTTAGGTCTGCTATTTCTATTTCACGTTTCTCAATCCAATAGAGGCAGGCTTTCTTCTCAAGTTCAATACGGTAATCAATCCATATTTGGATCAGCTCAGGTACCGTTGAAGGGAACAGTTTCGCCTCACACTCGCCCTTACTGTCTAAGATTCGATTAGTGGCCTGGACGCTGAACGACTGACTAGCACTAAACTTAGACATTACCTTAGAGATAACCTCGTCCCTAACAGCACCTTTTAAGTTCTTGGCGAACTGTACAACAAAGGCAATCTGGTAGGTGTCCGACTTATCTCCATCGTCACGTGTCTTTATGACACCTTTTATCTGCTCTACAGCGGACAACGTCTTTGTGATATTGGGTATAGGGGCGAATCGATCTATACGTATCTCGTTCTGTGCGTTAGGTGCAGAGGCAGTGCTTTCAAATAAAACTTTACCTTTACCTGTCTTATAGAAGTTCAACATGTCGATCTTGAACTGCTTAGTCTTAGTTACCTTACCTCCGTATTTGGATATAAAATCCAGGTCAAGGCATACCTGAGGTGTACACTTACCTGCTGCCAGACTGGCCCTTAGAACTTTTAAGACCGAAGGTAAGGTATATGCCGGTGTTCGGGTATTGACGCCTGGGGCAATCCCAAAGTTACCGTTTAAGATGGCATTGGGTAAGAGCGTTGGTAAGATCAAAGGCTCTTTTCTTGAACCGTCATAGTTATCAATCTTATCAATTGTGGGTAGATAGAATTTATCAAAAAAGATAAGATCTGCATACCTACTTAAACGTGCGTTCGTATAACGATAGGCAGCTGCCGTATCGGTCATCGTCCCGAAGTTGCCAAAACCCTCAAATAGAGGCATAGGGCTTTTAACGTTATTGACGATCGCATCGTATGCAGCCGTGTCTCCATGTGGGTGGTAGTTGCCTAGAACGTCACCTACAATCTTTGCTGATTTATCCGCCTTTGCCTTACTGTGAAGCCCCAGGTTGTAGGTTGAGTATAACGCCCTACGAATTACAGGCTTCAACCCGTCTAGGGATCCGAAGATGGCACGGTCCTCAATTACCGATATACCATAGGCATAGTAGTCCTTGTTAGCCTTGTCTTCCAAGAAGACATTCTTGATTAAATCCTTTACTCCACCTGTACGCGATTTTGTTACTCCACCTGTACGCGATTTTGTTACTCTGGAAGATTTGGTTCTTTGTGTGGTCTTCATTTAACTACCCCGAGAAGCTTTTGACGATACGCTGTACTTTTCCCCATAAGGGCCTGAAATTGCAGCTTGCCCTTGTTATCTTTGGGCGGAAGGATTCGATATAATTTCCTGCTACCTATCTCGAATGCCATAGGTTGTAGGTCCTCAGGTTCGCACTCTCCCCAACCTTTAAGATGGCGAATGTCTACCCGGGTGCTACCTGCAAGTTTATACACAATCTCACGAGTTGCTCCGAAGTACAACTTACCTGTATGTCGGGTCATATACTCAGGGGCCTTTACAATGTAAATCTTACCCTGGGTAAAAAGCTCTGGGAGATATTTCCAAAACACCGTTAAGAGCAGGCAGTTAATATGAAGGCCGTCAACATCTGAGTCAGCTAAGAAGATAATCTTACCGAATCGGATCTTATCAATAGGGTTTTCAACACCTAGGTCCAACCCAATACCTGCGAATATTCCTGCGATCTCCGCATTGGCGTTTACCTTGTCCTTTGTCGTCTCCATAACATTAAGGGGCTTTCCCTTTAAGGCAAAGGTTGCCTGAAATCTCTTATCCCTTGCGATCTTGGCGCTCCCACCCGCAGAATCGCCCTCGACTAAAAAAAGCTCTCTCTCACTTATGGGGGTCTTGCTGTTATTTATATCTGCCAGTTTTGCTGAGAGTGCAAGTTTCGCCTTCTTAACATTCTTTATAAGTTTTTTATCCTTCAGGAAATCGGATGTACGCTTTCTCAATTCTGATGCCCTAGTACAGACTTCTTTAGCAAGTTTTGGGTTCTTCTTCCAAAACTTCTCTAGCTCTGCTGTTAGCTGGACAACCGCTACAGGGTATACCCTTTGGTCTAAAAGTTTGTCTTTTGTCTGCGTGTTGAACTGAGGTGCGGATATCTTGTAGTTCACAAGTCCTAGAAGGCCTTCCTTTAGGTCTAGTGGGGTGTACACAAGTTTACCTTTATAGGGAAGTAGCGTCTTTACTAAGGCATCGTGTAGGGCTCGTATGTGTTCACCCCCTACAATATTTAACAGGCCGTTAGTATACCCGTATACAAGATCATTTCCGTCTGCATTGGAAAACCCTACGGCAACATCTATCTCTTTTGAGGAGTAGGTAAAAATATTACCGTTTATCGTACATTTAAGCTCTGCAACCCGCTTGTCGATAAAGTCTAACACGCCCCGCTTCGACTGGTAAGTTTTGAGGACACCTTTTGAGTTAGTGACCTTCACCAGCATACCTGGAACTAAGTATGAGGTTAATTCACACCATTCGGATACGTCGTGAGGTTGAATTTTAGACCCTTTTGAAAACAAGGGAAGCTCAGGCTCAAACCCAACAACTGTTCCCTTAGTGACCTTTAGGCCATGAGGTAATTTAGGTGCTGTTGTCTTATGAACATCTTTTACCACCAAGCCCTTAGAGTACTCTATTGCCCACCAAGCCCCGTCCCTATATGTCCAAACCTTAAAGCATGTAGACAAGGCGTTGGTCAACTTTATCCCGATCCCGTGCGTACCTCTAGATATCTCATCACCTGAAAAGTTGCCGCCCCCGTGAGTAAGGCCAGTCACAACGTATAAGGTTGATAGCTTCTCTTTACGGCCTCGCTCATCTGCAAAGACTTTCTTTCCTACAGGTATACCTTCACCTGCATCTACAACCCAGTATTTATTAGGCTGTTTGTCGTATATAAGATGTACCAGGCTATTCCTACCTGCAAGGGCCTGATCAACACAGTTATCTGCAGGCTCCCTAAGAATAGTCCACAGGCCATTATCGTCCATTGAGCCTGCATATACTGTAGGTTTCTTTCGTATGCCAGATAGCCCTGCATACCTCTCAATGCTGTCTTCCGAATACTTTGGTTTCTTCGTTATTGTTGCCACATTATATCTCTTTTAATTTTATTGTTATGGGTTTGTAGGTTGTCAGGTAACGGTCAACCGCTTCTTGGAAAGCAGAATACGGTAAAAGTCACCACGGGTATCAGGTGCCGTAGAATAGTATTTCTCTGTCTCTCTGAGGCGTGTGATCTCATGAACCTCTTCAAGGTTGTAGGTATTGGCCTTAACGTGATCTACTCCTAAGGCGTATATAAAGGTACCTAATTCAAGTTCGTCAGTAATTCGCATGAACCAAAAGGCTTTACCTTTACTGCTCTGAGAGCTATCACTAACAATATTCCCATAGAAAGGGAATAGTACCTGTTTAAATACCCAGGCAGCAAATCCGCTATGTAGGTATAAATATTTAGGATTTCTCCAGACAGAGACCTGTCCTAATGTCTTAAATTCTGCTAAACCCTTTATATCGAATGTCTTAACCCTAACACCATACTGAATGGTGTCTATGTCGTTAAAGACGTCATGGACAAAATAAAAGTCCTCATGTGGGTTTAAGGTCACTCTAAATATAGGGTGTTTAGTTCCCTTTACGGTAGTTGCTACCTGGGTGAGTGTTGGGTTTGAGAGTAACGACTTTAGATACTCGGCATTTGACCCAATAGTTTTTGCCCATACTGGTTTATACGTACTCTCTGACACCATTGGCATAGATAGGCTCACATGGATCTTCATCGAATTTCCCTTAGATTAATTTGATAGAACGTAAACAAGGTGAGATAGAATTAACTATCTCACCTTGTTTAACCGGCGACGAGTTTTATTTAGCGGCTACAGATTTTTTACTGCGCTCAGGTTTGTCACCTTTGCCTTTAACTTTGCCTTTTTTACTGCCGTCTTGCCCAGCCTTTACTTTCGCAGCTTTTGCCTTTTTGGGAGCTTTTTCAGCCTTCAAAGGCTTTTCAGCAGGTTTGACCTTTGCCGCTTTCAAGGGCTTTTCAACACTGCTTTCTGCAACATTGGTAGATTCCAGTGATGCCTGGACTTCGCCGATGATTAAAAGTTGTTTTGACATTGCATCCATAGCTTTGGTTAAGGTAGCGGTCGCTCTTTTTAATACGGCGGATGCTTTTTTTACTTCTTTGACATTTAAGGCCATTACGGTCTTCCTTTTAAATTGAAATTAAAATTAAAATTGTTGTTAAAGGCTGTTTGGTGGCAAACATTTAACTAAGGGTAATACCTGCTCTTCCTTTGCACCTTTGGGTTACTGTCGGAGAGGTTTAGGACTTATTCGTCGTCGAAGTCTTCGTCGTCGTCTTCCTCTTCTTCGTCGTCGTCTTCCTCTTCTTCGTCGTCGTCTTCCTCTTCGTCGTCTTCGTCTTCTTCGTCGTCGTCT